CACTAGGATTTTTTGAACCAATTCCAGCTGGTTTATTTTTAGGTGTCCAATATAATCTAGTCCAAGTTTTAACTTCCTTACTAATTGCAAGAGAATTTTGATGTCCTATATTAATATCTCTAATTGCTGTTTCATCTTTATCTAGTAATTCAACAAGGTCTTCATAAGTTACTTCCTTATCTTCACCAGTATAAACACCTGTTCCACCCGATAGTCCACCAACATTTTGCATAAATGTTTGTGCATCTATAAAATCGGAATGAGCAAGGAAATACATGGATAAGAATTCGTTAACATTAGAGGATGCCGTAGCAGACTTTCTCTGTTTCATGCCATAGTGGGATTTAACAAATTTTTGAGGAATCTTAATATATTGTGGAAGTTCTATTTCAGAATTGCCCCTTTTTATTACCAACTGAAATTGAAACTTTCCATTGTCACTATAAATTAATTCTCCAGAACCAGATTCTACTGATTTAAATAAAAGCTCATCGTATTCTTTTTCTGATATTTTATCAACAATAGTAGTAACTAAAGCTTTATCTAAAACATAATATGGATTAAAAGTTCCCTTTTGTTGGTAAAAAGGAGAAATTGTAATCTCTCTTAGAAAAGACTGAACCCTATCTACAGGTGGAATGTAATTTTCTGTGCGTGGCCTTAACTGCCGAACATAACCTCTTAAACTCATCAACCTCTCCATTTATAAACAATATTTCTACTATTTATAACTATACTTGATTGGAGATTAAATGTCAAGCAATCATTTGTCCAAAGTATATTTTGTGGTGATAACGTGTTTTCTTGCAGGGTTTACCATTACATTAAATCGGTTCATAGTAAATCTGTTTAGTAAAACATCTGAGCCCATTTCACTTCGGTCATTGAGTCCAAACATAACATCTTTATATGTTGATCCTGCAAAGTCTATATCAAGTTTAATTACAGGTCTTTCATCACTTCCACCACCTGTATCAACCTCATAGGTTTTGATTAGATTTGTAGTTATAGTCTTGCCTTGTAATGTAAAGGTAATTTTCTTACCTTGCATATCAATGTTTTCAGCGTGTAAAACTGAGAGAACGGAATTGCCCGTATCAAATTTTGCCTCTAGTTCTCCAAATTCTGCAATGCTTACCACTTCTTCATATCCACACTGAACTGGTGAAGTACGTCTTGATGCAGCATCTTTAAAATGTTCTAAAACTTCTTTTATAATATTCTTTCCAGAAGCTTCCTCGATGCCTTCGCTTCCTGGCGAAGAGTTAACCTCTAAAATAAATGGTGGAGCTGTCTTAGGATTAGCTGATGGTATAAAATCAACAGCTGTTAGAATGCCGTCTAATGCTTTTGCAGCAAGTAACGACTGTTCTATTTCAAGATTAGATAACTTGTAGGACTTAACCTTTGCACCCTGAGAATAATTACTTCTGAAATCACCCTCTACAACATCTCTCTGCATAGTGCCGATAATCTTACCACCAAGAACAATCACACGAACATCAAATTTACTCTTGATGTATTCTTGAATTAATAAATCTGAACTTGAATCTGTTTTGTACATCAGCTGTACGATTGAGGTTAATGCTCGTTCTGATTCAATAAACAGAACACCAACACCTTTAGAACCTCTCAAAGTTTTCATTATGATAGGAAACTTTGTATCCAGTTTTTTAACTGCGTTTTCTAGCTCATCTTTATTTGGTATGAGAACCGTTTTGGGTTGAGTTAATCCGTAGTCTTTTAACTTGATATATGTGCGAAATTTATCTGCTGCCATATTGATGGTCAGTCTAGGATTGACACAACAAATGCCAATCTTTTCTAACTCTGAAATTAAATCTAATGAACTATCCCTAGAGGGTGTTCCACGAACAAACACAACTGTATCAGAAGGAGAAATATCAAATCCCTTTTCATCACCAGCTTCATGAATTTTGTAAGTCTTATCATAGGACAAATTTGCACCGTCCAAAGAAATAACATAGTTTGCAAGTCCTAACTTATCAGACTCTTCCTTTATGCGTTTTGAAGTAATTGCTTTGTCGCCATGTTCAACCGAAAGAACAACAACCCTATAGTCTTCTTGTTTTGCTTCGGTAATGAATGACTTAAATTTTTCCATTAGGCTTCTTTTTTCTTAGATCCTATATTGTATTTTGTTTCAAGTGTCCACTCATTTTTTTCACGAAAGGACAATACTTTGATTTGACTTAACGGAGCAACTTCTCCAACTACACCAATGATGTTAATCAGTTCCCAATCTTTCAACAAATTTGCAATTGTATTTCGTCTTGCAATATCATTTTCGCTGAGATTAGTATCTTTTCCGTCTAGTGCAAATAATTCTTTAAAATGCACTATAAAGTATCTACCTTGTTTGTGTAATATGTGACAAGATTGATATAGTGTTCTTTCTTTTCTGCTTGCAACACCAATTCGTGATAATGTTTCTCTAACTTTCAAAAAATCGTCAGGTTCTTTTAACCCAACTTCTAGCATATCCTCTTGTGTCCAATTAATTTCTTCCATTTCTTCCACCTTTATTTAATCGTCTTTTTATGGCAGAAATCTGTTCATCATTTAATATATCAAGAGCGGCTTTTGCCTTTTCATTATTATACCCATAAAACTCTTTAACATATTCTAGATTTTTTAATTTCTTCGCCTTCAGCCAAGGAGTATATCTTTTCCTTGCTCGTAGACTATTTAGTAAAAAGTCGAACTGTAACTTCTTATCTAGGTGGTGGTATTGGTTTAGTTCATTAACAAGATGTATTGTATCAGGAAACGGAGCAACACACTTGTTTACAATAAATGGTGCGTACTTCTTTTCCCATGTTTCATCTTCACTGTCTAATAGTGGTTCTTTCGTTACATTTATTGCATTGAGGTAGTCTTTTAGTTCATACATTTTATTTGTCAATCCATGTCTTAATAACCACAACGGTTCTTAGTTCATAACACTGTCGTGAAACAGACTGTGCTTGGTGTGGTTCGTATGCAGGGAATACAATTAAACGATTGCCAATGTTTTGTACTAGTTGGCCATCAACAACAGTTCCACCGTTCCAATCCATTTTCCAATCAAGTCTAGGATAATACATCATGGTAAAGTCGCCATCATCCATATGCATGTGTGGTTCAATACCATGCGTGTGTGCGTTTAAATACAGCCGTTTGAATTCACTTACATTATATTTCTTTTTAAAATCGTACTTTGCAAGTGCAGTATCCCAAATAGGCATCAACCACTCGTATCCTTTTCTTGTTACTTCTTCTGGATCATGACCACAAAAAACGTGCCAGTGTTTGTTTGGAGTGCCATTTTGTGAATGGTAATTATATCTCCAAGTTTGCTGTTTTAATTTAAGGTCAATTAGTTCTGCAATATGCGGTTCTAATACATTATCATATATGTCTATCATTTAAACTTCGCAACTCCCATAATCTCAGTCAAACAAGCCATTAGATTTATTTCTTGATCTGAAACAAATGCTGCTTTATATTGATATTCAGCCAATATAACAACGACATGAGGGATACTCCCACCATCCACATAATCATAGAGATTATCATAAAGCTTCCTAAACAAACGTGAAGTATCATTATCCAAATTATCAACAACCCATTTACGAACATTAGTAAACTCCTTTTTCTTCATTTCGCCCATCAAATTTTTGATGTTAGTTTCTGAGATGTTCACCAATATACCAGCATCAATTGTGCCTGATACAGAATATCTCTGGAGTTCATTTAATACTCTTCTCCAATCAGGAAAGTGTTTATTAATAACTTCAGCGACAACTCTTTTTTCATACTTTATTTCATTTTCATCTAGTATATTTATTGTCCTTTCCATGAACCGTTTTGCCAGAGTTGGCTTTTCAGATTTAGGAATAGTAAAGTCAATAGTACTACAACGAGAATGTAAAGGTTGAATAATTCTGTTCTTATAATTACAAGTCAGAATGAAACCACAGTTCTTGTGAAACTCTTCCATGAACCCACGAAGGGCAGGTTGAGTTGATTGTGGATTTAGATAGTCTGCTTCATCAAGAATAATATACTTGCGTCCACCTTCCAGTGATACTGTCGAAGCAAAGTTTTTAATCTTGGTTCTGAGAACGTCTATACCAGACTCCTCAGAACCATTGATCATCATATAAGTTGCCCCAATCTGTTCAAGCATTGCTTTCGCAGCTGTTGTTTTACCAACGCCTGGCCCACCAGACAAAATCAGATTAGGAAGATTACCCTCACTCACAAATTCTGTGAGAGTATCTTTTAGGTTACTAGGAAGTACACACGCCCCAATATCCTTTGGGCGGTATTGTTCCACCCATAAAAATGTTTCCATAATAT